ATAGTCAATAATATTTACTTTACCATTAACAACTTCTACGAGATCTGACTGACCACAGATGCCTGCTGATTTAAGATAAACCATATGCTCTGGATACACGCCTGGTTCTAGTTTTTGTGATGGGGCTAACTTAATACCGTCATTTAAATCTGTTGGTTTAAACACAGGTACAGTTATACCTTCTCTTTCTATTGAAGCTAAAGAACATAAGTCAGCTTCTCTTTGGTTATGATAAAAGGTCCCAAGAGACATTGCTCTTTCTGATTCAGCATTCCAAATAGATACTATCTCTTTTGGAGTATAGCCATACCACTTAGATCTTTTATTCTTACAAACCTTCTTTGCTACTTTCTCAGCATCAAAAGGTATCTTAAAATGTGATACCAAAGTTGTTACACTTATCCAATTGATCTCTGATCCATCATTGCTTCTATAGCTATGATCCTTGGCATTGAATACTATACTCATAGTTTTTCCATTTGTTGTTCTTCTTCTTCAGTAGAAATTGCTTGCCATTTACCCAATGGACAGTCAGATGCTAATGATCTAGTTTTAAATCCAAGTGAGCAACCACATTCATTACAGCATGGAGCTGTTCCTTTTACTGCGCATTTTTTACCTTTGCTTGGACAACTATCACAGATATCATATCTAAGTCTAGATATTTCCTCTACTGTTTCATCTCTAATAACGCTATTGGTTATCCCCTCTACTATCTGCTTGCGGTTTTCCCAAATTAGTTTTAGTGTATTTTTCATCTTTAAAGTTTTTTCTTTTTGTTAATTCTGTTTCTGCTTTATCATGAATTTTATTTAAAAGATCTAATTTTTCTTCTATACTTTTTTTATTATGATAAGCACCAAATGTAGAAGTGTCATGATCCTTTAAAACTTTTTCATAATGCGGGATTGCTTTTTTTACCTTTTGAATTTTAATTACAAAATGCCCTAGTCCATCTACATTAATTCTTAGATCTGTAAGGTTGCTTAATTTTTTTCTTAAAGTTTTATAATAAAATTCAATTAAATCTTCTGCTAAACCTTCTTGTATTTCAAACTCCTTAGTTAGTTCTTTGTATAACTTATTTGCTTTCTTGGGTGTCATTACTTAAAAATTTATAATCTAAAAGTATTATACCTTCTGTTTGAACTTTTAAATTAGGATTTAACATTATAAATTTTTTATTGTTAGGATCCTTAATAACAAGTTTATTTTTCTCAGCTTTATTTATACAATTTCTAACGGTTTGTGGAGATTTAAAAATCCAATCTTCTTCTGATGAAGCATCAAGACAAAAATTACTTAGCTCAATTGGTTGATTGAAACTAAGTAATGCAAGGCAGTTTAAGTCAGATTCACTTAATGATATTCTATTAATATATGAATATGTAAGAATCTGAAATTTAACAACATCCCATTTAGGCATTTTAACCTTTTTCTGAACTTGATTTACAAGTGCCATTAACCTCTCTTTAATTTTTTACTACCAGAAGGTGCTTGTTCTGTAAATGTAGTAGGTTCATTTTCATCATCTTCTGATGGTTGTGTAGCAGCCATCATTGTTGCATATTGCAATTGCATTGTAGCTCTTTTGTATCTTGCTTCTTCAACTTCAGTAAGTAGTTTCTCATACTTAGCTTGTGCTTCTAAATAAGGAACTGAACTTTCATAAAATTGTTTCATTTCCTCTCTTCTAGCTTCTAATTGTTCAGCAGATAATTGCTCATTCATTTGTTGGTTTTCCATGATATTATATTTAAAGTTTACACAAATATATATAAAATAAGTTTAAATAAAACAAGTTTAAATAAAAAATCCAGGCATACTAGATACCTGGATCACCTTACTTAGAGAAGATTAAGTAATATTATCTATTTTTAATTGTAAAATTTAATATGGTCAATAAGTAAAAGTTTCTTGAGATATCCATTTCAAATGTAAAGAAGTCTAATGATGATAGTCTAAGTCTAATCATTATCTTATCCCATTGCTTAGCAGATGATTTCCAAGAGTTTCTAAATTTCATATTATAGGTTTTTTAACATTTCTATTACTTTAGGATCTGGATACATATCACTCTTGTCTTTCCTTACAGAGTTATGTGTATAGATTCCAGGAGTACCTTTGAATGCCTCTTTGTCAATAGCCCAGATTTCTGATCTATAAGTTTTAGGAATATTATATGTCTCACATAAATACTCTACCAATTGTCTTAATGATTCTATCTGTGCATCTGAATATTTGTACCAATATTTGGTACCTTTAAATGGTGTTTCTAGTGTTGTTACATTCTCAGGTTTAACTACACCATTCACATAGTTATAGTATTTACCATTGCGGAGTTTTAATGGACCCCAATTGCACACTTCTATACCTACAGAAAGTTTATTTAGATTCTGATACTTAGCTCCATTCTTAGTAAAGTCTTCTGAATCTATTCCTAAGTGCCAAGCCCAATGTTTAGATGAAAAGCATTGTACAATATCTCCATTCTCTCCAATAACAAATGCAGTTGCTATTCTTGTATCATTACTATTCCAGTACCGTGATACAGCTACTGCATTGCCTCCACCTGCGGTATGATGCAGATAGATTTGTGTCTTCTTAGACTCTTCAGCATAAAACTGATCTTTGTCTAACCTTGCTTGAACAATCTTATTAATATCTAGTTTCATTAGTTCTTGATGTCTTTGTAAGTATCAGATACGTCTTTTAAACCTTTTCTTAGTTTCTTTACAGTGTCACAAGTTTTTCTAAGTACATTGTTTCCTGTAATATCAAACCAGTTTTCATTAATTGAAGCTAGTTCTATAATTGAGAATATACCAAGTAGAATGTTTGTAAGTATTGCAGGTACTGCTATAACAAAATCAAAGTTTAAAAACTTCAGTAATCCATTGATAAATGGGGTTAATGCATAATAGTCTAAAGGAAACACCACACCGGCTGTAATATAATATCCTAGAGATTTGTAAATATATCCTTGTCTGAGAATTCTAGATTTAAACACATCTCTGTATTTTCTCTTAGACTGTTTAGCTATTTTTCTAAGTGAGATTAGTTTAACTACTGTATCTACAAAGATTATGAACATTAAAACTATTACCATTATCTGGATAGGTGCAAAGAAAGATGTAATTGTCAAAACTGCCAGTGTTATATTTGTTCTCATATTGTAGGTATTTGAGCTTTAATCAGACGGTATATAATATATAATATAATAATTATTAACCATATTCCGCCTAACCATGCTAGGAAATTGACCCAACCCGGAATATATTTTATTTTTTCTGGCTTTTGAGTTTTTGTTACAAGTTTGGTTTTGTAAATTGTATTGCCTCTAACTGTCTTGTATACAGTATCTACACGGGCAATTACTTTGTATTTGTTATCTCTTACTCTTGATTGTAGTTTGATAATAGTTCCATCTTTTTCAGCAAGTCTAGAAGCATATACATTACCTAGTGAATCACAGAATAATGTGTCTTCTATATATACAGTTTCTCCCGGAATCTTTATTGTAGTATCTCTAATTTGAGTTATATATACTGTACTATCTTTTTGTGTACAAAGTGGACAGTATTTCTCAAGTCTTCTTTCTAATGAACAAGAAGTGATAAATACTAGTAATAAAGAAAGTATAATTAAGTTTTTCATACTATTTAAATATTTTCAATAACAATTTGTGTACCCCTAACAGTAGATCCGCTTGCTGTTAAAACAATTGGATTTTGTGGTTTAGATATTTGAATCAATGTACTCATTGTAAATTAATATATTTATTTTATAACTTATCTACTTACTTCTTCCCAATCCATTGATGCAAATACACTTTCATTATTTGTACCTGCTGTTAAAACTATTGTAAACTCATAAGGAGTTCCTGTTAATCCATCTCTTTCTAATTGATTACTAAACAATGCTGCCTTTAATATATCAATAGATACACTTGTACTTGCTGTAGCTGTAAAATATCCTGATGCTATAATTCTCCCCCCTGCAAAAGCAGTTCCTGTTAAATTATATTCTACAGAAGTATTTACTCCTGCACTAATCCAAGTTCCACCTGTAGTTGTTCCTGAAGACACCAACTGCCAATTGTAATTAGCAGATGTATTTCCTATTATAGAAACAGCTGTAGCTATAGCTATTCCATCTAATCTAGTTGATTTTAATCTTAATGAAACTATAGGATACAATGTGCCTGCCGTAGTTAAGGTCTTAGGTGTTGTTATTGGCGTACCTACAGCCTGTTGTAAGCCACGAAGTTCATATCCTCCTTCAGATATTACAGTAGAACATATTTGTTTTAATCTACTTGATGAAGCTGTAGCGGATGTATTTGTTATTTCATATCTAAGAGGCAAAGAAGCTGTAGTAATATATGTAGATGTGATTAAGTTAGCATGGTTGAATCTATGACAAACATAATAATTTCCATCTATAATAAATCCTATCCTAACTGTTCCCACACCTAACCACTCCAAGTCCATAAATAAAATTTGAGCTTTTGTTAAGTCAAGAGTAATTCCACTAGGACCTGATCCATCCATAGGATCAACATTCCAATTTGCTTGAGCAACTGGATTATTTACTAATGATCCTGAAACAGAACTTCTTTCAACAAAACTTACTGCGCTGTCATTTTGTTCTAGATAATATCCATTAGATGCTCCATAATAACCCACTCTTTGTCTAAGTCCTGTTTTAGCAGGATTCATTACAAATGTATTTAGAACAAGAAGACTTTTACCAGGCTGATATGAAAATACTTTTGTAGTTTCTCTAACCACTTCAGAACCTGAAGCTGCTGTTACACCTAAATTAATTAATCCTTCATTAGCATCAAATGTAGCAGTTCCACTTACGGCAGTAGCTGTCGACCACAAATTATTATCTGCAAATCTATGACTAGAGTCAAACAATGTAAATGGTTCACTAACTCTCAGTCTACCAAATGCATCTGTAAGCATTGGGTATTGTGTAAGAATGTCATTAGAACCTGAACCTCCTATGGAAACTATAGTACCCATAATTTATTGGATCCAAGTAATTAAAAATGTAGTACCTGTTGCATCATAAGTAATACCATTTAGATAGTTATTATTATCCGGAGCAAAATTTACAGTTGCTCCTGCAGGTAATGTAACACCATTAACTAATCCAGCAGCACCGCCAACATTGGCTATTGAAAAACCATATGTTAATGAAATACCTCCAGAACCAGTATCAGAAATAATTACAGGTGTCCTTGGTTGAGGAACACTGCTACCTATCAGGTAATCATAAATTCTTTGTATACCCTCAAGTACTTTTAATTGCCACGGAAAGTTATTTCCTTTGTTTCCGTAGTCTTTTAAATTTCCTATTGACATAGTTTCTTATTTAATTAAGGATCATAAAGTGTATGCGAACAGAATCATTTAATGCATTAAGGGTATCAACATTAGATATGACTAATGTAAGTGACCCTGCAGATAAATTACCAAAACTAACTACTGGAAAACCAGTACTAAAATACTCAACAGTTAAAAGAACAGTTGATCTAGTTGTAAGGTTAGCATTGTTAAAAGTAAATGACTCTTGTCCTGTTGCTGCTGTAGTAAGTGCTACAGTTTCAACAACTCCATTTCTTGAATTAAGAGTTACTGGATTACTAGAAACAATTGTTTGAGTTACTGTTCCATTATCATACAATGCTTGTAATGGTTCTGCATTTACAGCCATTGGTAACCAAGCATCATCTCTAGTTACATCTCTAGACCCAATTGCTAAAAGATTAGGTACATCTGTTGGTAAAGTGGTTCTATAGTTACCCGCTTTAATCCATGAAATAAAATTTAAAATATCCATTTTACTTTATTTTATATATAATTATTAATTTAAATTCTTGCTACTGAAAGAAATCTAGCTCCAATAGAAGATGTTCCTCCAACTGATTCTACAGTAACTACAATGTATGTATTAAGTGACCAATTTATAAATCCAAATGACATTCCATTCTCAAAAATTCCGGAATTATATGTTGCTCCAGCATTACTTCCAATACCTGAATCAGAGAATGCTTCATTTGGATCTGTACCATTATTTAAAAATTGGCAAAGATTATTAGTAAACCAAATATCTCTTTCAATTTTTACAACTCTTTGATTTACACCTGATGTTGCAGTATCTGTATCTGCAATAAGAATTGCACCAGTAGCATTAAAAACAGTTCCTTGAGTAGGAGCTGTATTAGTTATATAAACTTTTGTTCTTAAAGTTGTTGCTGCTACTACTTTTTGTAATGCAGTTTTTATGCAAAAAATAGGCCAAGAACTATTATTATAAGTATTAGCAGGTATTGTACTAAATGTTACAGTTATATTAGATCCTGGAGCTACAACAACCAATCCTGATGGAACTATACTAAAACTTGGTGTAGCAGTTCCAGATGGACCTATAGGGCCTTGAATCCCTTGAGGACCTTGAGGACCAGTTGCTCCTTGAGAAGCTAATAATGCCCAGTTAGTTGTATCTGTTTGTGGATCAACAGGAGTTGGTCCAACGGAATTAATACAAAACCAAGAAGCTCCATTATATCCTACTGCATCATCAACAACATATGTTCCTGCTGCTGACCATGCACCTTGCCAGTTAAGACCTGCTGGCCCTACTGGTCCTGGTACTCCTTGTGGTCCAATTGGTCCTTGCGCACCTGCAGGAAGATTTGCTAATAAATCTTGACTAGTAATAACTGCTGGTAAAAAACTATCTCCTCTATTAGGATCTTTAATACCAACAGGAATTAAAGTATTATTAGGAAGAGTGGTAGTAATCTTTAAAGATTTGATCCAGCTTATAAAATTTAATACATCCATGACTTTTATAAATTATTTTATTAAGGATAAACTCTTACTTCTATAAAAGTTTTATAAAAGCTTATAACACCATTTGCTGATACACCAAAAGAATCCCGTGTAGCAATTTGGCAAAATGAAGTTCCTCCATAAACACAACCAATTGTTTCCTCATTAAGAAGAGTACTGTTTACAAAAATTGCAGTTTTATTTAAAGTAAATTCATTGTTAGAAGTTATGCTATAATTACCTACAGAAAGATAATTAAATCCAATAAAACCATTCATTGTATTTTCTAATACATCTGCTACAGGTGGATTAGTACCAGTTTGTGATATTAATGCTGAATAAACCTTATAGGGTCTAATATTATTTGTTCCAGTAACTATTAAATCATCATTAATTGTTACAGGTCCTGCTGATTGGGATACAATTGTATCTACGTTAATTTGACTCATTTTATAATATTGTTAAAGTTGTACTTGCGGGTATAGTTAATGTTTTACCAACACACATTGCTAATGGTGATTGGTATTCTAAATTTGAATTATCAGGCAATACTAAATTTTCATTAATGCAACCAACTACCTTAAATCCATTTGCCCAAATAGAAGATGTGACAGCAGGAGTAACAGGAGTTATTTGAGAAATAAAATCATCTAATGCAATTGCACCTGCTAAATAACCATCATTTCTTCTAGCATCTTTTAATCCAAGAGGTAAAAGAGTTTGAGTAGGATCGGCAGTAGTAACTATTCTACTCCCTTTAATCCAACTTATAAAATTTAAAATATCCATTTCTAAGTAATTACATACACTATATCTATAATATAATGAAAATTATTTAGATAGCAAAGTAATATGAAATAAAAATCCCCAGCTTTGCAACTGGGGATCTGCCTGTTTGTATTAACCTTGGAAACAGAGATACAGGCTATAGTAGTAGGCCAATTGCTAGAGAGAGGCTTAACATCAATACAATACAAATATTTGCAAGTTTAAAATCATCTTCATTAATTACA